ACCAATCTCCCTCGTAGGTACAAGAGAACGCACCATATAAACCTTCTCATAATTATTATCAGGTTCAAGCACTTGTTTCAGTGCCATATACAGACTGATAAATGTTTTACCAGTACCTGCTGCACCGTGTAGACACAAGTTCTTACCTTCACCATATGATTTGAACACTCTCTCCTGATTAGGAGTGATAGGTTCAATGGTTTTTAGATGTTCAAGATTGATAGGTTTCTTTCTTCGCATCTGTTTCGCTGAACGTGAAAATGATGATGAGGGTGTCTTTCTCTTCCTTTGTGGCATAGTTTAAGTATAGCGACTGAGGTTCGCTGCAGGATGATCCTTTTGGATCTTTTGCATCACGTTTTTGAATCCTTCGGACTGTTTAGGTAAACCGTAAATAGTTCCGTTGGTTTGGTTGCCCAAGTATCTTTCCAACTCGGGATGTTCTTCTTTGTATTTATCGAGATCAGCGATCTTCATAAAGTTGGTCGTGATCTCGCCAGTCTCTTTGTTAATCCATTCGTAGGTTGGCATTTATCTGAGGTCCAGAGATTTAGTGTGAATACCGAACAGTCCTCTGATAAAAATATTAAAAGAGAGACTCATTCGTGGGGTTAGATTTGTACCCTGTGGCACATAGTGTACTAGATGTGAGGGAAAAATACAAATCATCCCTTGTTGAGGGGTAACTTTATATAGGGAACTATTGTACATATTCCAACTGTCAATGTCTGGTTCGATCATCTTGTACTGATTCTTATTGAAGATCAATTCAGATGATCCCTCAGGTGCTGTAAGGAATATGACACCACTAAACATACTATTAGTATGATCGTGGGAGTCCGCTGCTTCACCATCATTCAGTTTACTGATCCAAGAATTAGTAACTTGGATGTCGTGCTTCTGACTGATACCTTGGACAGCATACACATACTGTTTGATGTGGTGGTTTGTCCATTCGACAAACTCTTTAGGCATTCTAGCAAGAACGTTAGGGTATTGCGTTAGTGCTCCACCACTAGGTACTTTCTCGAATGAAAAACCTGACGCTAGTTCAGTAACGTCAGGCATCTTACCATCATTATCAATGTAAAGAGGAGATGAAAACAATGGAATAACTTCCATCGTCATCAGTCAATCCTCAAGCAAGGTTGTAGATCTTCCCACCCATCAGGGCATCCACAGTCTTCCTCTGGACACCAGTCAAGGGCACTAGAAATGATAGGGAACTGACAGATGAAGTGTGTCTTCACGATGTCAGCGATACGTTTGTGTTCTAGTTGCGTACCGTTCTTCTCACGCAACTGAATATAATGAATCCAGTTACGAAGATTACCTGTCATATAGATTTTGGTTGGTGTAGCGAGTGGAAGCACAAATCTTGCACACTCCTTTGCGATCCCATCATCTACCATTTTCTTGTAGAGATCCATCGCTTCATCAAAATGTTTTTGAACTAGGATTTCATAACGTTGCTTAGTGTATTCGTCAACGTCATCGATACTATTCTGTCTGTTCTTAGTATCCTGTCTGCGTAGTTCAAACATAGGAATTCTGTTGTCCAACTGTGACGCATCAGCATACCGTTGGGAAAACTCTTGGAATGTGAATGACCTGTGTCTCAAGATTTGAGCAGCGATTGCTCTAGTCGTACTGATTTCCAGAGTCATAGTTGCTTGCTCAAACACAGACCAGTGACCGTGCTTGATACAATACTTAAGGAGTCCTGCTACGTTAGGGTTCTCCTGATTCTTTGGGTTGCTTACGCGAGCGATATAACCGATAGTCTTCTCAGCGTCAGGTGTGACAGAGACTAGGCATACCTTGGTAGGGTCAGTCGGCATTAGTAATAAACCTAGTGATAACAATCATACAAAATGCTTGGATGTAATTCAATGTCTTTAGACCAAAGAGGTAAGGCATTAAACCATTCCAACATACCATCAAAAGTAGCGGTCCGAGAAGGAAAACTCCAATGAACTTTCCAACTTGCTCGGGTGTGACTTCGTACTCTGGTTTCTTGACCTCCTCAGGGGTTTCTTTCTGTTGCCCCTTCATATAGATCATTTTTTCTTTCCAGGTTTCTCTGGGTTTGGATTCCATAATTTAGGTGAGATTCTTCCTTGTGTTTGTTCAAATCCTTTGAACTTTTTCTTGTACTTGTCGTAGTAATGATCAAAGATTTTGACCTGTACTCCCATCACTATATCATACTTTGGTTGATCGTTCTCGTCAAGATAATTAACAAGATACGCATTGTTAGGAAGGTCGCGATTGTTCGCGTCCTCAGGACGTGCATTCTCTTTGATTAACTTCATCAGGCAGCGCCTCGATTTCCCCAGTTGATTGATGGGAATGCTTCACTCACTACATTCTTTGTGATGCGAAACTTCTTGTGCAGTTTCTTATCCTTTACAAGACAGAGGATCTTCGCTTCATCTGCGTGCAAACCTTCACACATTTGGATGAACATATTCTCTCGTTGCATACGAGGTACATTCTCAGCACCACCCTTGATGAAGTAATAGAACTTACGTCCTTCCTTCTCTAGAAGAGTATGCTCTGTGCCTTGAGGTGCATCGTTAGGTGTGTAAGGTACATCACCCTCGGGTACAACAGACTGTACAGACTCATCAAAGTTCCAGATGAACAGAGACCTGAGTGCCTGTGAATTATTTTCTTGAAGGATTTTCACCTTCTCTGCTTTTGTCTTAGCGTTGTGTGCTTTCTGCAGAATTTCTGAGATCATAAGTTTGAATGCCATAGTTAAAAGTCTCCGATCTGTTGGAGCAAATCATTTAGTTCGTTGTCTACAAGATACTTCCACACGTATTTACGTGCAGGAGGATTAAAACTCTCATAGGTATCTATAATCTTTTCCTCCACCTCTTTTGGGATACAAGAAAAGTCGATCAGAGTTTTGTTTCTCTCGTAGTTTGCTTTGTTTTCCTCAGGGATGTAGTCAATGTTCTGTGCCCAGACATCTATCTTCTTACGTGCCAGAGGGCGCTGTCTGCGTCCTTCTGTGAGGCAGGAGTCATCTGATAGGACGTTAGGGATTCCGTCGCTTCTATCGCCTTTGAGGATGTGCTCAGAGATATAGATGTGAGGGTCTACACCGTTCACATATTTCTTGAGACAAGGATTGTACTGGGTGACAAATCTAAAGCGTTGAAGTTGGATGAAGTCTTTATCTCCAGAGAGAATCAAGACCTTCTGAGCAGGTTGCATATTGTTTTGCAGTCGTATGTTCTTCAGACCTTGGTCCTTAACAATAACTGCAATGATGTCATCTGCCTCAGCACCATCAACCTCGACAACTTTATATGGAAGTGACTCTCTGAACTCGTCCTTAAGTTTATTCAGTAGTTCAAAGATGTTGTTCCAGTTGTGCTTAGACTTCTCTCGATCCTTCTTCCTCGTACCTTTATAGTAAGGAAAGTATTCACGTCGCCAGTAGTTTTTACTGTCATAACAAAGGACTAATTCACCGTACTCTTTCCGAAACTCGTGGCGATAATTTCGCAGTGAGTTAAGGATCATATGGCGAACCAGTCCTTCCTGTAGTTCTTCAGATTGTGTCAAACTAACCATCAGGTTAGCGATCATTACCTGATTCATATCGACCAGGATCATAACTCAGTCGTCATCTTCAGCGTCTAGTGTATCATCATTATCCGTGAATCGCAAGTAAAGTAGTTCGGATTGATCTACATTACCATCTTCATCTAGCATCTCAGGATGAACGATAGACTTCGCGTATGCTGCATTATCAATGAAAGCATCAACGTATTCCTTCGCTGTCCAAGATACTAGTCCTCCAATGAGGAATGCTCCGATAATTCCGAAGACATATAATGCTGTGACCATCGGTCTCTCCAAGTAAGGTGAACAAAGGGTGCAAGATAGAGACCTCCTATAACTCTGATTTATTTATAGAAGACCTTGGGATCTAAACTGTGTGATGGTTTCATTGCATCCACCAGTCCTTTTCCCATCTACGATTAGTTGTGGGAATGTAGCAGAGCGACCAAACTCTTCCCAGAATTGTGGACGTGTAAAGTTTACATCAAGTTTCTGTTCTTGAAACTTCCATCCTTTCATCTCGTAGAGTTTTTTAATTTTAACACAGAAGGGACAACCTTCACGAGTGTAGATAATAGTGTTGCTTGGCATCAGTCTTCAGAGAATAAAAAAGGGAGCGAGTGCTCCCTAGTATCTATTATAGTACGAAACAATTAGAATGCGTACTTAACTCCAAGTTTGCCACCAAAGGCAGTATCCTTAACTTCATCTGTCAAGAAAGAAACCTCACCGTACACTCCGACTGATTCAGAAACAGCGAAACCAATGCCGCCTTTACCTGAGAACTCAGTGTCACCGTCAGCACCGTCAGTTGAGATCAAACTAGGACCTGCTTGCACGTAGTATGAAGCAGTGCCAGTAGTACCCTCGTAACCCACGTGAAGATCTGTGGTTGCACCAGTGTAATCGTCTCCAATCCAAGACGCATTGGTTTCTACGTTAACGTAGGGTCCTGCAATGGATGCAGATGGGGCAGCAATAGCGGTTGCTGCGGCAAGAGCAGCGAATGCAGTTTTAATCATTGAAAATTTACTCCTTAAATTTGAATGGACAATTCGTGTTTACGATGCGCTTCGAGCACGAATGGTTATTTATACACAAAATGTTTCATTGTGTAACGGAAAAGGTGGGATTCGAACCCACGGATGCTCTCACATCGTCGGTTTTCAAGACCGATGCCATCAACCACTCGACCACTTTTCCTTGTATTTGAAAACGCCAGAGCGATCATACACCAAACGATAGTTATCTGTCAACACATAGTGCCCAGTAATGTCAGATCCGTCACAGTGATACCCATAAGAGACTACAGACTCGTAAACACCATCAATGCAGAACTTCTTTTCCTTGTCAGTGAGGTAGGAGTGATAGTATTCATCGAGATTGATCATTGGTTTTGAATCTCCTTCAAACGGCGGTGGCAATAATCTAGTAACTCATCACGGTACCCTAGGAGTTCGTGATAGCACTCCTGATTATGTGCACAGTTCCTCAACGCAGGATCAGGTTTGTGGAGACTCTCGATCAGTAGGGTCATCCCCCTTATCTGTTTGTCCTTCATTGAGTTCCTCCTGTGTTGAATCCTTAACATTATATAGAGAACCGTCTAGTCTAGCAACCTCTCCAAGGGGAGATTTGAAGAACTTACGGATTTTC